ACACAAAACCAAACACAAAATCAAACACAAAATCAAACACTGTTTTCAGAAATTCTAAAAACAAATTTTGAACACGTAGAAAATATTTATAAAAAATACGAAAAAGAAACAAATGACAAGATTACTTTTCTTGAAACAGAATTAGATACAACTAAAAAAGAACTTCAAGATGTTAAGAAAAAATTAAAAGGCGTATTACTTGCTATGCAAACTAGTTTAGAATAACAGGAATATAAGTATAAAATTTAATAAAGTTTATATATTAAATTAAGAAATAAAAAAGTTTATATAAAAAAATGAGTTTACAATTAGATGAAAACAGTATAACTTTTGGAAAATATAAAGGATTGACTTTAAAAGAATTACTAAGGGATAGAAAATACTGTAAATGGTTATTAGAACAAAAATGGTTTCAACAACAATATGAATTTTTATATAACAAAATAAAGCAACATAAACCTGAAACATACTTTATTCCAGAGAAATTTTTATCCCAGCAATCTATACCGAATTTTGTAGATGACTATAAATATTTTAATTTTTTACCTCTTAACGAACTTAAAATAGAACTGACAGAAAATGAGAAAATATGCTACAAATATTATACAAAAATAATCGATACAATAAAGTCAAAATTACAAGAAAATATATCTGATTGTGTCTCAAATCCATACGATGTAAAGACTCCTTCTTCCTGGTTAATAAAATTCGAAAAAAAGTATAGTATATCAAGGGATATATTTAAAGAATTTTTAATAGCTAATGATTTACCCACCATAACAAGTATTATTGAAGACGTTAAAAAGCAAGGTAATATAGAGTATAAAACAAATAAAAGTTACAAGATTGCTCAAACAAATTCAAAAGAACAAGAAAAATTTTGGGAAAATTTACTTAAACAATATTATTCGGAGGATATTTATGTACAGTATAAATATCTAAATTGTTTTTTTGATTTTTTAAATATAAAAACTAATACTTTATACGAGTGTAAATTATCTTTGAAAGATTTTGACAAAGACCAATATAACAAATACTCTTCTATTATGAACACGTACAACATAATATACTTAATAGGTTATGATTGTGTATTATGTATGAAAAATAAAATATTATACACTACTAATACTGAAAAATACAGGAATTATTTTTTTAGTATTGATTCAAATGATTTTAAAATTAAAGGTATAAACAACATAAACGAATATTTTACAAAATGATTTTTTTTTAAAGTGTCAAAATAATATAACAAAATGTCTTACGCAACTATACCTATATTTATGACAGAAAAGAAAAAATATAAAAACACAACCACTACTGTTCATACAATTCAGAATTATCATCACCAGGTCTATAAGTTCCCTTTGATATTTCAAAACATTTTTGATAAGTTTTTTCCCAGAAACAAGGATAAGAACAATCATCTATAGTTTTAGATAGACATTCATTCTTATTTTTTTCGTAAGGTATCATCTTAATTTTGTAATTTTTTGTGTATTTAGTTATCATCTTTTTCTTTCTATCGATACTTTCTTTTAATTTACCTAGTATTGCAACCTTATTACCCTCACGATAAGGTCCTTTGCATGTTGTTAACAGACGCTGAAAATAAGATTTATCTGTTTCTTTTATACCGTTTGTCTTATAGTAACTTTCTTGAATTTTTGTCAAATACTGCAACATACATTTAGAATCGTTGATTTCATCTTCATTTTCTGAAAACACACTTTTATCATATAATTCGTATTTTAGATAATCTATAGATACAATATACTTATTTCCAATATATTTAAAAGGTGTACAGTTTGTTAAATTTATTAGTTGACATATAGTATGTCTTTCATTATTTATGTTCGCGACTATTTCATACACTGTATTATTCAATTCTTTTGCTGGATAATATGTTGTTATAATATCTAAATGAGGGTATGTTTTTATTAATATATCAAATAATTGTTCACATACTTTTTTAGCATCTTCACATAAGACTGAATAATTGTTTACATTCACTCTTTTATCACCCCCGCCTATTTGGATATAAACATTATAAGCAAACGAACCTGTTATTAATATTTTATTTTTTATTATAAAATTATAGGTTTTACCAAGTAATTTTATAACAGTTTTATTAAGTTTTTCTCCTTTGACTGTAAATAAATTTTCTGAACATTTGAATTTTTTAGATAGAGGACTAACCCATTTTTGTAAAAGTTTTTCTCTATACACAACTTTACTCCATCTTGAAGCATTACCAAAAGGTTCAGAAAACTCTTTGTAAAAAGCTTCAAGTAATTTAAAAGGACTTACAACTTTTATACCATCAATAGTCTTTGTTTCCATCTTTTCAAATTCTTTTTTTGGCATAAAAGTTATATCAGCTACAGGCCATAAATCAACGAATACTTTATACGTTCCTTTATGTACTCCTGCTTTAGCTTCTACGAATTTATAACCATAACTATGAAATAAATCTGCTAATTCAACAGAATGTTTCCAAGGGTCTGGAGTAAAAAAATCATAATCTGGAGTATCTTTTTCGGTATAAAATTTTTCTTCTTTAGGTAAATAATAATTAACAGCTGTTCCACCGTATATTTTTAATCCATTTTCTTTTATAAACTGTTTTACTATTTCATATTTTTTTGGATTATCAACAGAAACAATATCATCATCTAAATTGTATAATGAACTTTTTTTCAGCAACCCTTTTTTCTTATTGTTAATAGCTTGTTCAGATATGTCTTCTACTATATCTTCTAAATCATCTTCGATAATAACAGGGGGTATATCTTGAAGGTTTAAATCTTCCACTTTTATGTCTTCTATTTTATCTTTTGGTTTTGGTATCCAACAATACAGGTTAGGATTTTTTGAAACCTGTTTCCATATAAAATCAATATTCACGTCATCTGAAATAGGTTTTTTATTGATATTTTGATTAGACTTTGGACAATTCATTTATTAAAAGAAAAATATTATAACTATAAAAATGACAATTATAGAATTTTGTAAAAAATATCATTTTGAACTTCTTTTAGCAGGTTCTGTTATCATAATTTTATTAATGTATATTTTCAGAAAGAATAATAAAAAAGGAACTTGGGCTAAAAGTTATTTTATGCTTCCAAAAAAATATCAAAAATACCAACAAAAACAAGAAGGTTCTTTTAAGAGTAAAGGTGAAGTTGAATGTAAACGGGTCGTCGAAAAACTTTTTTCTAAAGGTTTTGTTAAAGTTCGTCCAGATATTCTCAGAAACCCAGTTACTGGTGGTATTAAAAACTTGGAATTGGATTGTTATAACGATGAGATGAAGTTGGCTATCGAATACAACGGTGAACAGCATTATAAATATATCCCATATTTTCATAAAAACAATGAAGCATTTTTAAACCAAAAGTATAGAGACTTTATGAAACAAACTTTATGCGAAAAACATGGTATAACGTTGATAGAGGTACCTTATACTGTAAGTATACAAGATATTGAAAAATATTTGATAGGAGAGTTAAAACAAAAAGGATATTTAAGATAAATAATAAATGAGTGAATTTATAAAAATATGTTTAGATAACCAAGGTTCTATAACAAATGATAATAATAGTAGTTGTGAATTATCATTTTATGGTGTGGATCCAAACATATCACCTATACCTCCAGATATGGATATGATATGCGTTGTAAACTCGTCAGCTGGTAATACAATATCAGTAAGCAATTTATACGATGTATATGATAATGACAAAAAATGTATAAAATTTTTAGCTTGGTTAGAACCAATTGAAAATACAATACCATTATACATATATCAGAAACCTGATAATTCTGTATATGTTGATTTAAAGCCAAATAATACTTATAAACCTTTGTATTTTTCTCCGATACATGTCATACAGGATACAAATATAAAATTTATATATTTCAGGGGTAGATGTATACCAAGTAAAACATCGGGTTCAAGTTTAAATGAATGTATGAAAAAGGTAGTGTCTTGTGTTAAAGATAAACCAACTATACTAAATTTACTTGAAAGTAGGTATGGAAATTTAAAACATAATAATAACAATCATAGTAAAATTATATATGTATTAGCAATGATTTTGATAATATTTTGTTTTTATCTCATATATAAACTTGGAGTAAAAAAATATAAAATTGATTTTTTTAAACCGAAGTTTCGGAAAGTTTAAAAATGTCAGAAGAAAATAAAAATCAAAAATATAATATGTTGATTGACGACCTTAGAAATGATTTAAAAATTGGTGATAAAATAGAAGATTTCAGAGTTATATCATCTGTTAAATTTAAACATTTTAAAGGTGTAAAAAATGTAGTTTTAGAAACGATATTAGAACACAATAAACGCCAATTTATGCTGACTACATACTTGAGAAATCCATATATAAATAGACATCTATTTTATTTACATGGACATCATAAAGGAAAAGCAAAAAACATCTTTACAGAAGATACAATTATTCAAACTGCAAATATAGTAATAAAACATTTACAGATAATTGATAATATAGAAATTGATAGAGAAAAAGAAGATGAATTATTCGTAGAAACAGGATTAAAAAATGTTAATAGAACATATTTGGTTGAAGATATAAAAGATACTGAATTACAAAATGATTTTTGCTGTATATGTTACAGAAGAACTGAGACAAGACTATTGTGTTGCCGAGCTTCTGTTTGTAAGGTATGTTTAATTGAAATTGCTAACGTTAAACAACCAAGAAAATATTTTTCAAAGGACAAACTTGTTTGCCCTGTTTGTAGAAAGGATCACGATGAATATAGAGATGAAAGTAATGATTTAGTTTGGAAATTTGTAGGCGATATTATTGTATTTCGCGATAATGTATTTGACTCGGATGAAGAAAATGAAGAAAATGAAGAAAATGAAGAAAATGAAGAAAATGAAGAAAATGAAGAAAATGAAGAAAATGAAGAACAAACTGAAGAATAAAAAAAAAGATATTAGAGATAAGGTATATAGATGTATCATTTATTCAGAACCAAACTTGTATATTACAGGATTATTAATAAAAAATAATTTATATTATAGTGTTTTATAATATAAAATGAAATGATTTAATTTTTTAAAGTAGAAGGTAATTTACCAGTTTTCTTTTTTTCTTCGGGTGAAGAAGATGATGACGACGAAGTTGATTTTTCTTCAACGTCATCACCGGGTGAATCATCGTCTCGTTCATCTCCAGTATTAACATCTTCCATATCTATAAAATTTTCTAAGCCACAAAAACCTAAAATTCTGTTTATCTTTTTAATTTTTCGTTCGTTTGAATCGCTATCTTTGATATTAAAGTTTATTACAGTTTCTAATTTACCATCAAACTTTCGATGAGGAGATGTATGGTTTAAATCAAGTTTTGTCATCTCTTTTGCTGTTGTCTCGGATACTTTATACTTTAATTCTAAATCAAAAGTACTGTAATCATCTAAAATATACCATTCTACTTGTTCAAGTTGTTTTTGTAAATTTTCCAATGCTTCTTCGTTACCTTGATATTTTATAAAATATAACCAACTCTCAGATTCGGAACCTGAAGTTTCTTGTAAAATTGCATATGTTGACATTTTTTAATATATGCAATTCAATTTTTTAAATTTATAAGTTTAAGGAAACATTGTAACATTGATATCTGAACCACCAGCTGATAATTGACTTAAG